CCGCACCTCCGATCAGGCCGGCGCCGATCACCTGGCCGGCCGAGCCCCCGGCGACCAAACCGATACCGCTGCCGAGAGCGGCGCCGGTGAAGGCACCTTTCTGGGAACGGCTCATGCCATCGCAGCCCATCAAGGTGAGCGCGACCATCAGCAGGATCAAGGCATTCTTCATATTGTGTTCAATCGCCAAATTCGGAGAGGCAAACCCAATAGCAAATTGCCGGCGAGAAAAAAGGGCATCTGGTTGGCAATTGACGCTTTTGAATGATCAAGCGGTGCAGCAATTGATGCCGCCCGAATACCCCGGGACCGAAGACGTCATGCCTCACAAGGCTGCCATTGTTGAAAAGAACCAATATGGTTGCGACTTTTTTCGAAGTCCTTGAAAAAGGTGTTAACAAGCTTCGCCGAGGGGTCCTCACACCAAAGCATCCCAGCTTCCCTCGGCGCAAGGAGAGCCACTCCCACACACTCAGGCTCTCGTATAGCGATGGCTGACTCACCCCACGGAGTCAGTCATCGCGTTTTGCTCGCGTTCGGTCGAAGTCGCCGTCCTGTCGTATGTGAGCTGCGATTGATCAGAGCACGGGCAATCACGGAACGCCGCCCTGTCCGCCTCAGATCGGAACGACCATTCAGCCGCCACGCGATGACGCTGAGCGCGTAGAGCCAATGCTCGTGCGCCGCGGCCCGCGCCAGCCCGACCGACCAGCAGATCGACTTCCAGCGCTCGCCGCTGGCTCGTCGCCATACGATCTTCGCATCGAGCGGCGCCAGCCACAGCAGCCATGGCAGAGCGGCGTCCATGCGGCTGATGGCGGCTGCCGAGGGCGGCGGCAACCTCATGGGCTCAGGCGTCTGGCCGACGAGGTCGCTGAACTCGACGAACGTCTGGGGCCAGGTGCTGAAGTAGCCCTGCCCCCGCTCTCGCGGCAGACGTCGCAGGACCGCGGCCGCCTCGATCAGGCGCTCCTCAACCATCGCCGGTGTCCAGTCATCCATGGCGACCCTCCCGCTGATTTTGCTTGTCGCCGTAGAGCCTCTCGCCGAGTTGCCGGATCAGCTCGCGCTCCGGCCAAGTGAGGCGCTCGTCGTCGACCTCGATGACCAGGACGCCCTGGGCACGCCACCCTTCCTGCTTGATGGACTCGGGCGACGGGCGATTGCCGCCGTAACCCCGCGGTGCCCACTTCATCGCGACACCTCGCTGAGCACGGCGGCGTAGCCGGCGACATCCCGGAGGGAGTCGAGGTGCCGGGGATCGTGACCGAGCCGGGCGAGTTTCAGATCGATCATGCAGAGGGCGACCTGTGCCGGTGTCACGGGATGGCCCAGCGTGATCGACCAGCGCGCCGCGATGGCTGCCATGCTCTGGCGCGGATCTGCAGGCCGCCCTGGTACTGCGCCCAGGCTTCCTTGAGGCGCGCGCGTGCCGCATCGTCCAGCGAGCCCTTCACCGACAGCACGCCGCCGGGCTGGGTGCCGTTGGCGTGGAGCGCCGCATGCGTCTGCTCGGTGGCGATCGCCAGCCCCACCGCCTCGCGGGCCACCTGCAGCGCGTCCAAGCCTGCGGTTCCGGTCCAACTTGGGCCCCGGAGGTGGAATACGTCCTCTCGGGGCAACACGGTGGTGCGACCGCCGAGATCGGTCACCCGGTAGGTGAGCGTGTAGTCAGCCGCCTGATCGATCGTGAAGCTGCCCGGCACCAACGGGATCAGTTCGCGCGGCGCGCCACGGAGCCGGCCGATATAGGCGCAGCCGTTCCCGAGCAGAACGGCATGGAACATCATGACCTGCCGGAACTCGAACGAGGTCATCCACTCGTTCGGCCGCCTCGACAGCAGCCGGTACGCCGGATGGTCCTTCGCCAGCTCCTTCGAGCCATCAGCCTTCTCGCGGTAAACCTTTAGCGGTACCTGGGCGATGCCGTCGGCCAGGACGCGCAGGCAGGCGAACACCGTCGATACCTTCAGCGCACTGTCGACGTTGACCGACACGCCGGCGCGCGAGTTCTGCTGGCCGAACAGGGCCGACCAGGTCAAGCCGGATACGTCGGCCGCCTTGGTCTCGCGGCGCCGCAGGCCGGACGCCAGCGACCCGAACAATCCCGCCATCAGGCCGCCGTGCGATGACCGAGCGCGATCATCAGGGTGCCGACAATCAGCAAAATGCCCGCGACGATGAAACCGGTGGGCGGGTAGATCATCCACGCCCCATAGGAGACCAGGCCGACACCGCAGAGGCCCGCCAGATCGCGGACGAGACCAGGCATCACCCCTGCGATCGTGCGCACGGCGGCAGCAAGCAACTTCATCATGGCTTCCTATAGGGGCGCGAGACTATTGCACGACCAGACATAGGGTCGGCTCATCGCATTGAACGCTGTGACCAACTGGGCGATCTTGCTCCCGCCAGAGGGAGCATCCATGCCGAGCGACAAGCCGACCGATATTGAGTTCACACCATTTGCCGAAAACGGCGGCTTCATCGCCCACAACGGCCCCTACTACTGGGCCAAAGAACCCTCGGGCGAGTTCGTCTACGGCTTCCAAAGCGACGCGCGCCATGGCAATCCGAACGGCGTACTGCACGGCGCTGCCATCACGACTTTCGTGGATACGTTCCTGGGCCATGCCGTGGTCGTCGAGACCGGTCGCCTCTGCGCCACGGTGGCCCTCAATGTTCAGTTCGTGGCCGGCGCGCCGGCCGGCGGATGGGTTACCGGGAGGGCCCGACTGCGCAAGCTCACGCGTACCATGGCCTTCCTCGACGCCGAGGCTAGCGCCGGGGACAAGCTGCTGCTGACCGCGACGGCGATATTCCGGGTATTCGACGCACCATCGGCCGGAGCCGCGGCGCAATAGACGGGCCTCGCGAATGTCACTACAGGACAAGTAGCTCACGCGATCGCAGATAAGACTGACCAGTAGCCTGCGGGTTCATCGCCATCAGCGCTACCGCATTGAACGCCGCCATCAGCGGATCGATCTTGGCCGTACCCGACGCCTGCTTCGTGATGACAATGGCATTGCCCTTGGGCTCGACCTTCGCGTTGCCCACCGCCCAGGCCATCAGTCCCGTCCCGCCATGGATCAACGTGCCGTCAGCCAGCTTGCGCTCTGCCGTCTTGATCGCACCGGTGAGCTTCCAGCCCTGCGTGATACCAACCACCCGGTCGTTGCCCGCGATCCCGACCTCAGCCAGGGCGTCTACGATGGCGCCGACGCCGAATGGATCGAGGCCGACCGAGGCCAGCTTGCCGCTCTCGTCGATCTGCGCGGCCAGGGTCGCGATCTCGGCGATGTCGTCGCCGAGGTTTTTAGCGATCCGCAGTTCGCCGGGAGCTTCGAAGTCGCGCAGCACCGAGGCCTCACTCTTGCGTCGTTCCAGCACCGAACCGTGGGCCCACGCCCGCGACCACAACAGCCAGTGTCGGGTGACCCTGTCTCGTCCCAGCACCGCCAGGCCCAACAGATCATCCAGGCCGCCGCCATCGATGCCGATCACCACCACCTCGCTCCGGTCGATCAGGGCGTCCAGGGTGAGCGTCCTGTCGGCGGCCCGCTGCCAGAGATCGGCCCCGACCCAGCGATCAGAGCGAAGCGCGAGCCCGATCTCGATGTTGAGGTGCTGAGACGCCCAGCGGATGATCTCTTGCTGGCCCTTGGCCTTGGCCTGCGCCCAGTCGTCCTCCAGCCGCTTGATCGTGACCGAGCGGTCCCGGTTCGGCGTGACCATCCACCAGTTTTGGGAGTCCTGCCACGCCGGCGGATCGGCCGGATCGTTGGCGATGTCCTCGGGGAACTCGTAGAGCACCGGGAGCATCGCTCCCTGGGCTTTACCGTCCCGAATGGCACGCGCCACCATGAGCTCGGCCCGGAATGCCCCTCGCGGCGGCTCGTCCGACTGCGTCGTGATGAACACCAGGAAGCCCTCGGGGTTGGGTAGCAGCCCGCCCCGCAGCTGGCCGATGATCCGCTCCGCCGCCGATACCTTGGCGATCTCGTGCAGCTCGTCCAGCAGCACGCCGGTCGGTTTCACCCCGGTCAGCACCGTGGTGTCGAAGGCCTTGATCTCCAGTGTCGCCTTGGTCCGCCGATCCGTGATCTTGCGCAGGTGCTCCTGCACGTGCAGGCGCTTCCTGAGAAACTCGTCCGGATCCTTGTCGACCATCCCCAGCGCCTGGCTGAAGGCGATGTGCGCCAGCGACACCGTGGGCGCCACCAGCAGGAATTCCGCTCGCGGCCGCTCGTTCATCAGCAGCGTCGTCACCATCAGAGCCGCCGCGTACGACGTCTTGGAACTCTTCTTCGGCGCCAGCAGGAAGATCTCCCGGATCATCCGCTCCCGGGCGACCGGATCGAACGAGCCGTGAAGAGCGCCCACGATCTCGCGGAACCAGTCTGCCCCCGCCTCCGCCAGGGCCGGCGTGCCGATCACATCTGGCAGCCGCAGCTTGTTGAAGATCGCGATCGCCCGGTTAGCCTGGGCGCGGTCGAGGTGCGGCAGATCCGGCAGCAGCGATCGCCCCGTCCGGATGCGTTCCCGCCAGTCCGGTACGGCAAGCGACCACGGCTCCATGTCAGTTGACCAGGCGGCCCCACTCGTTGTCGGCGCCCGCCGTCAGCGCATCGCGCTCGGCAGCCTCTTTCTTGCCCAGGGGCTCTTCCACGCGCTTCGGTGCGTACTCCGACCAGCCGGCGCGCACCTTCAACCAGAAGATCGCCGCCGACAGGCCTTCTCGGGTCGGCTTGCAGGCCATGGTGAACAGGTTCTGCGCCACCTTGGCTGTAGCCTTGATCCCACCCAGTTCGATCTGGTCGGCGTAGTGAAACCTGAGCGTCTTGGGGTCGATACCGACCAGGCGAGCGATCTCGTCCTGGGGGATGCCGAAGCCGGACAGTGACTCCACGAGGTTGCGGGTTTCGTCGGTCGGCACATGCGCGGGCCTGCCTCTCCCCACCTGCGAATCCTGAAGTCGTCGCCCAATCTTCATCACTTAAGTCTCTGAAATATTGCATTTTTCGACGGTACCAGCTTTGGTACCATGAAATTGTCTTCATAATACCATCTGTGTCACCACAGCCGTCCCTGCCTCCGCCATCCTCGGGCCCAGACAAAGGAGCCCATGATGATCAGCCTTTCCCACCACGCTCAGATCCGCGCGCAGCAGCGGGGCATCACACCCACGATGATCGAAGCCATCCTGGATAACGCTGATGTCGAGCAGCCCATCGGCAACGGCTGCACGTTGTTCCGAATGTCACGTCGTCGCGCGCCGGCCCTGACGGGCGCGGAGAAGCTGAGCCGGTTTGCTGTCGTCTGGAGCGACACCAACGCCCAGGTCGTGACGGTGCTCCCACTCCATTCCTCGGCAGCAGGTCGTCGCTACCGCACTATTCGGGGGGAATAAGAAATGAACGACAACGTCATCTCCTTGGCCGAACGCATTGCCAAACACCAAGCCCAGGCGGGAAAGGCCCAGACAGCCCATGAGTGGCGTCCGGCGGACGCCCACGCGGATGCCATGCATCACAAGACCGAGCGCGCGCTCAAGGCAAGCGAGGCCGCGAGACTCGAATTGATCCGCGACTGGTACAAGAAGTCACGCCTCAAGTGGCACAACAGAAACGACCGCCTCAGTGCAGCTCAAGCTCTGGGCCGCCTCATGCAGCAGTCCGGAACTCGCCAGGTCACTCTTGCTGAAATGCGCGAGTCTTGGAAGGACGAGAACAACGGGTCCGAATTTCATATTCACCGGTACATCCTGCCGCAGGACGTCGACCTCAGCGACCAAGCTCGTCTCAAAGAGTACGATGAAAAGGTTAAGATCAAAATTGTGCAGCCTTACGCCAGTCGGGCGAGCTTCATCGCCAGGATGAAGGGATTGCAAGCCGATGACTGCGAGGCTTCCCTGTTCCGTAACACCGGCCTATGGCGCACGAACACTCCACAGATCGCCTCCAGCGAAGCGCAACCGTCTACGGAGGCTGCTGCTCTTTTTTCGGAACTCCTTCGAAATACAGCGGCCCGTGTTATACGCCAGACCGACCTTCCCGCGCTCTTCCAGCGTATGCGCAATGTCCCGGGGCAGTGGAGCATTGAGCATGGACTCTTCGAGACCTCCTCAACCATGGCTGCTCTCTTTCAGACCGCATATCAGGAGGGATATGAACACTGGTCGGAGGCACCTCCCCTTCCGAGCGTGCCCCTTGTTCGCATCTGGCACGCCGGGCTCCGTCTCCCAATCCGGCTCTCGGCAACTCAATACTCTGGTCCCTTGACTAAGGAAGAACGATCAGCCGCAGTCGCCCCTCCAGACGGGCGGGAAATGCCCGCCGAGGTTCACATCTACCGTGAAATCCGACTCGCACTCGGCCCGACCGTCAATGCCACGACAATCGACGCGCTTTTCGAGAGCCGTCCCGTCGTGGAACTGAGGACGTTCAAAAACGACGACACCCTCCTCTGGGAGGGACCTGTCGATTTCGAGACCAACTGGAACCTCGAGTTTCTTGGACCTGACAGGTCCGCGAGCGCCTACATGGGGGGCGCCTGGCGGCGCTTCTCTCCACTTGGGTTCCTGCAGTCGGAAGAGCAAAGTCTATCAGCCGCTCAGGCTGCCTTGAGTGGGCATCCGGTCATGTCGCCGTTCAACTGGAAGGTCACGCCACTCGCCGACGCTGGATTAGAGATCGAGAACTACTACCTTTCCTGGAACCCCGTGGATCTCGCACACGTTGAGCACTGGTTACTCGACCATGAAGATGGACGAGACCCGCCGGTAACCACCCTCCCGGCCGTTTCGAAAGAGAAGGCTGTCTCGCTCAAGCAACGCGAGCACTTGTTCCCCCGCCCGATCCTGGCCCACCATGTCGAAGCCGCAATTTATGACGGCCGACTGGCCGCGGCACTCCACGAGGAAGTCAAACGCGTCCGTATAGATTTCGATCGTCATGAAGCCGAGTGGCTAGAGCGCATGCGTCGGCAATCGGATGAGGTGATTGCGGAACTTAGCAACGACATTCCGTCGGGAAAGCCGAATCACGACCCGACGCCCGACGCTTCATAGCAATCGCTTCGACGCAAAATCCCGAGCGCCGCGACCAAGTGTTGACCGCAACGTTTCCCCAACGATGACCATCTCCGGCGAGACAATAATGGTGACGTTCACCCAAGCCCTCGACAGCATGAGCGTCCGCCGCGCACTCGCCGACGCTGCGCGACACTACGTCTACATTCTTCTTCGGCCGAATTTACAACCGTTCTACGTCGGCAAAGGAGTCGAACTGCGCGTGCTTCAGCATGAAGCCGATGCGCGCTGCACAACGTCCCTGACACACAAGCTGAACCTGATCCGCAGGTTACACGCTGAAGGTAAATCGGTAGGCTACTGGATCGATAGCTCGTTCGCGGATGCAGCCAGTGCACTGGAACGGGAACGCGAGCTGATCGCCTTGATCGGCCGCCATGATAAAAAGAAGGGGCCCCTCACCAACCAGACCGACGGTGGAGAGGGGGCATCCAACCCATCTGAGGAAAGCCAACAACGACGCCGCGACTCCCTCTGCGGTACAAATCCAGCCAGTTCAGAGCAGGGCGTCGCAAATCGCTTCTTTCAAGAGTTAACGCCTGTCGAGTCAGTGCCGATCAAGCCCGTAGCGACGTTTACGCGCGCCAGCGGCCTTTGGAAGAACGATGAAACTATTGGGATGCGTCCCCGGCAAGCCGCGACGATTGTCGCCAGCGCAGTCGCCAACCGGGTCATGCTCGAACCGGGTGCACTGATCCCGCGTCGTCTCACCCTTGAGGGCACAGAATACATCATCGAGAATGGGGTCGGTCGTGACATGGTCTCGAATGGCATGATTGAGATCGCCGACAATGCGCTGACGCATGAAATCCTGCGCCTCAGCAACGCCGGCTTCGACTTCATTCTGACGGTGTTCGATCGATCGAAGCTTGTAGATGCTGGAATTCTTGCTCCAGCCGCCTAGCGAATGTGAGTAGCGCGAGCTCCAGCCGCATCCTCCCATCTCTGGACCACCACATCGACGTACCGCGGATCCAGCTCGAGCAACCTCGCCCGCCGGCCCGTCCGCTCCGCCGCAATCATCGTCGTGCCTGACCCGCCGAAGGGATCCAGTACGATATCCCGGCTCTTCGAAGAGTTCCTGATGGCACGCTCGACCAGGGCCACGGGCTTCATCGTCGGATGCAGGTCGTTCTTTACTGGCTTGTCGAAGAACCAGACGTCGCCCTGGTCGCGCGCGCCGCACCAGTAGTGATCGGCGCCGTCCTTCCAGCCGTAGAGGATCGGCTCATACTGGCGCTGGTAGTCGGCGCGGCCGAGCGTAAACGTGTTCTTGGCCCAGATCACGAAGGTCGACCACTTGCCGCCGGCCTCACGAAACGCCTTCTGCAGCGTGTCGAGTTCCGACGACGACATGCAGATGTAGATGCCGCCCTTGGTGACGGCCAGCATGTTCGCGCTGGCGGCGTGGAGAAGAGCTTCGAACCCCTCGCCCAGCGCATCGTTCAGGATCGGGCGGTTCTTGCCGCGCAGCTTGTCCTTGGCTGAGTTGGCATAGTTCACGTTGTAAGGCGGATCGGTGAACGCCATGTCGGCCAGTTCGCCGTCCAGCAGCTTCTCGACATCGGCGCGGACCGTCGCGTCGCCACACAGCACCCGGTGCTCACCGCAGATCCAGAGATCGCCGGGACGGCTGATTGGCTCGGCCGGCGGCGCGGGCGCCTCGTCGGGATCGCCATCGCCATCGGCGCTGATGAGCAACTTCTCAAGCTCGAGTTCGCCGAACCCGGTCAACCCAAGGTCGACGCCCAAGCCCTTCAACTCACCCAGTTCGAGCCGCAGCAACTCATCGTCCCAGCCCGCATTCAGCGCCAGCTTGTTGTCGGCGATGACATATGCACGCCGCTTGGCCTCGGACCAGCCGGCCGCCACCATCACCGGTATCTCGGTGAGGCCCAGCCGCTGGGCCGCCATGACACGGCCGTGGCCCGCAATGATCGTTCCGGCCTCGTCGACCAAGACCGGCACCGTCCATCCCCATTCCCTGATCGAGGCCGCGATCTGGGCGACCTGCTCGTCGGAATGGGTCCTGGCGTTCCGCGCAAACGGCACCAGTGCAGCCACAGGCCGGCGTTCGACGGCGTCGGCTGGCCACCTGGCCTCAGTCGCAGTCACCGCGCCGGATTCTCTGCCGGCACGGCGGCTTGTCGCCCTCTTGGCGGTCATTGTCCTCTTTCAGGTCGAGGCCCCGTTCGGGCGAATTCCTGGCGGTATTGGCGGGCGGGAAAAATTCTCTGCGTGAGCCCCACGCCGGCAGC